CCTTAACAGTCTTCGCATTATCCAAGAGAGCCTTAGCATAGTTCTGTTCGCCTTCTGAAATCCTTTCGCGAGCCAGACCAATGTCTGCAAGAACGCGTGCTCTGCGCTCCTCAGCCAAGGCGGTGTTTTGATCAATCTGGGACATTTCAAGAGCTTTTTGTATTTGCTCTGCTTCATCCATTTTCTGTTGTTGAACTTGTGCTTGTTCAGCACGTTCAGCCATTTTCTCAATAAGCTCGGTTTTGCCTTGAAGAGGAGCAGCTTCCATAATGTCTTCCCATGGAATAGGAGCACCAAGGGAGACAAGTTGAAGCAACTGATAGTAATAAGCTTCTTTCTGTGTAGCTGTCTTAACAGCTTGTTTTATTGCGCAATCGTATTCACCAAACTGGCCAGAGAAGAATTCTTCGGTTGGCTCTTTATTGGTGATTCTCCAGATTTTTCCTGGTTGGTATTGCTTCTGTATACATTCCAGGACAAGCATCCCAACATATTTCTTAGTCTGTTCAAGGTTATCAAAGATACCTCTATTACCTTTGAGGCCGTTGGATGACCTAACTTCAGCAAGCTTGCCCGAAACCTGGGAGTCCCCCGTGCTAGACAAGCCCAATAATTCGTCTGAAGCACCTGGAATCTCCATGATGTTTTTGTCAATGATGTCCTGGTATTGTAGATATCCAGGGGGAATGTTAGGCGGAGATATTTCCCGAACGTCGGCGTTGACATCATATCCATCATTAACGACGATTTGCCTTCCTTGCCCTGCTTGCATAAGCATCGTAGGGTCAAGTACCGCCCCGTTTTTAGTAATCCAGCCTGTGTTGATGATTGACTCCATGAGGTCAATAATTTGGCTATGCCGCCTGTTGTACTGTCTTTGTGCATCTCGGATAGAACGCACAATCCCTTGTATCTTAAGCTCATACGTATCAATCAATGGTTCGTGGTATAGAAGCACTGGCATGAATGGAAAGTTGTCCAAACCAGTTGGATCTGGGCCGGTATAAAGGAGTTTGCCGCCAACGATAATGTTAAGCTCAACCGACCGCTTATGCGTGTGAATCAACTTAACTTGTGGCGTTTCTTTTAGTGTTTCCTTTAAAGCCTTCTCTTCGGCTCTTGTGCCAAACCACTCTTCTGAAACCCCTGTTTCTTCATCTACTAGGTATTTCTGAGGCTTGTTATATCTCTTCCAATATTGGTCATAGGTGACCAGATTCTTGGCGATATAGGTAGAGTTGTATTGACGATAAATCCCTAAATACTGATACTTGTTATCTCTGATCCCTGTTGGGATGGCATCAATCTCTTCTGGATCAATCCAAGGAAGCATTGCCTTGACTTGTTCCTTGCTAAGTAGGTCTCGTGTAGAAGCTTGATCGCAATCGGATAGATCCCTTTTGGTGAAGTAAGGATCAAGCATGAGAGCGTTGAAAGGCTTCCAATAGAATTTGATATCACCATTAACCTTGTCTTTGGAATAATCCATATAAATTCCGACAATGGCCAAACCCGTCTTGAGAGCGTGTTCAAAGGCTTCCGAGAAGATATAGTCAGCATTTCCTTTGTCATAAACGTAGTACATGACATTTGAGAAAAGATCCGCGGTAAGCTCGTCGGAACCTTCAACAGGGGTAGTGACTGTCTGGGTGCGGTTTTCTCTTTCATATCCTGAATACAAGTTAACCACGCGCCTGATCTTATTGAGTTCAAGCACCATCCTATTCTGCCTTTCAAGCTTGGTTCTCTCCAGGTTCGTCCAGTTATCTCCCGCATATGCGCGCAAATCTCTGTAAGCTTGTGCATAAAAAACACCCCAAGTTCTGTACGCGTCGTAGAAAAACTGCTGCCATTGGAACACCTTGTTATTGTGATCCAACGTATAGTTAGAAGTTCCGTCGTATTGAAATGCGTACATTATGAACCTGTTTCAATAAATTATTTGACACTTTCATCAAATTTTTTTTGGTGTTCACCACACCACCAGTCATCTTCCACAATTGGAAAACCGGAAGTCGTCCCGTCAATTCTCTTAGGTGGATAGCGTCTGCAAACTCCGAAAGTCCGGATATAAGTGATCCCATCGTTTTCAAAGTCTTCGGTGTCATAGAATCTACAATTCTGACACTCGCTTAGATCCACTCCTTCCTCATTCTCTTCCATTCTTCTGCTGACATCCCCGACCCACCAACAAGTCTTTGTAAAGATTCGGCTCCATAGATCAAGGCTTTAGCTCCGTGAGAAGACCAGTCGTGGTAACTTCTTTCTCTATAGCATCCTAGCTTCTCATTCCACTCTTTTCTAAAATTCTCTATACACTTTATTCCCTTCTCGCACTTCTGGTAGTCAAAGAAGAAGCGATTAAGGCTATTTCTTAAGCAGTCTATTCCGAATATCTCATTGAGCTGCCGTGGAACGATGTCAACTTTGAGTCCTTGCTCTCTTGCGAGGTCTGCGAATGACTTTCCTGATCCTTTTTCTCTTGCGGCTGCGTCATGCGGAAGAAAGTGTTTTTCAAATATGTAAGGCTTCGTTTTAACCCACTTAACATAGTGCGCAAGGGGTTCATCAGCGTTTTCATAGTAGTCAATACAGTGAACTTCTTTTCCGACGAGCTGCCACACCCAAATGGCGCATGCGTCTCCGATACCGATGTCCCAGCTGGAGTATGTTTTTGCATTCTCGTCATATGGGAGATGACAATTTCTCTTCTCATGGCGCGCTTGCGAGATTTGTTTAGCAAAGTAGAATCCTTCGTTGGCTGACTCAAAAGCTTCCTCAGGCGTGGAAGGGTATTCCCTCTTCATGTAATCGCCTTGTGTCTGCATCTTTTTTACGTACCAAGCTTTTTGTTCAGGTGTTAAAATAATTTGTTTACTTTCTAATTCTGTAAAATACTTCTCATTGTCTTTACTTATCAAGACATTTTTTGAATCAATGACATAATCTGGATGTTGCCACCATGGAAAGAACCATATTTTCCAATCCAAATGACCTAATTCAGTTTGTGAATCTTGCAGTGCTTGAGCTTCTTTACATAAATTGTAGAAGTGACCCTCCCGTCCGCGAGCCGTTGATTCAATGCAAACGAATTGCCCAGCCTGTACAGCGTTAAGCGCACCGGAGACGATTTCGTTAGCTTTAGAAGGGTTTTCCTGACAGATTTTGGCAAACTCGGTGATATGCAGGAGTTGGAGAGTACCACCTCGCAAACTCGTGGCCACACGAAACACCGAGCCGTTTGCAAAGCGCATCTCGTGAACGTTATCCCGATACGCTGGGCAGAAGTCTCTAACAAATGGCGGCAAGTTGTCATAAGCAAATTTAACCTTATCAATAAAGATCTCGCGAGCAACTGGCTTACTATCCGCAACAATCGCAGCGTTAACGTTATGATTAAATAAACAGGTGTCTAAGAATAATATGGCATGATAAGTAGTAATACCTAATTGACGCGCTTTAAGAATAATATTAAGATAATGCGGTTGTTTGAGTAGATTTTGTGCCCAATTAAGGTGAAAATCTACAATCATCCCTTGTTTATCTTTAATCTTATATAGATTGTTAAGTCTCCAGGTCTGGTCACCTAACAAATCCCACGCTTCTTTTTCATTCATTAAAATTCCACACTACCTGATATTCCCATAATCCGTTCTTCGGATCCCCCTTCCTTCGTTTATTCACTGTGTGACTACCAAATCTCTTCTTTCGCAAGTCACGTAGATGTGCAGATGCAGAAGCTTCTGGTGCTCCTGTTTCTTTAGAAATCTCTCTGAGTGTTCTCCATTTACCGTCAAACATCAGGCTTCTAATCTTATCAATCTGTTTAGTGAGCCTTGCTCCATCTAGATCCTGATCAAAGCAATCTCCATCAAAGGTATATGTCACAACCATGATCTCCTCGTAGTAATAATTTTTTTATCAAATAAAATATAAACTTTAAAGATAAATTTGATGGCTTTATAAACAAAGCTTTGATAAACTGTCTCAAAAAGGAAAACCAAGGGATATCAAAGTAGACCGTACAGTTAATCCAGAAGGTAATTTAATATTTACAATCACTGTAAAAGAACCGCATCACGCATGTTTTGATGAGGTTGAGAAAAACATCATGGGAGTACTTGATTTCTGTAAGACGGGAGTGGAA